ATGACAGGTATTGGTTCAGGAGAAATCTTGAAATACAATCTAGAAATAGCAGCTAATACAGCTAAGGTGGTTAATCAACTCATCACTGAGAAGATTGGTACTAATGAGGCAGCTCGTATCACATGTATTAAACCTTCTGGTACAACATCATTGGTGTTAGGAACAGCATCTGGTATACATGCATGGCACAATGATTATTACTTACGTACAATGCGTTTTAATAAAAATGAAGATGTTGCTGTATATCTAATGGCTAATCATCCTGAGCTATGTGAAGATGATGTACTTAGACCTACAGATACTGTATGTGTACGTATTCCTGTTAAAGCTCCTGAGGGTTCTATCTTCAGAACTGAGACAGCTATTGATACTCTTGAGCGTGTTAAGAAGTTCTCTAACGAATGGATTAAACCAGGACACATCGATGGTGCTAATACACACAACGTAAGTGCTACTGTTTCTATTGATAAGGATAAAAAGTATTATCATAACACACAAGATGAATGGGAAGTTGTAGGTACGTGGATGTGGAATAATAGAGATGTGTACAATGGCTTATCTGTATTACCTTACTTTGGTGGGACCTACAAACAAGCTCCTTTTGAAGACATTACTAAGGAAGATTACGAAGAACGTGTTTCTCATCTTAAGAATGTAGATCTTACTAAAGTGTTAGAACTAGATGATACTGTAGACTTTGGTCAGGTAGCAGCATGCAGTGGTCCTAATGGATGTGAAATAAATATCTAAAATTATTTACAAATAAATTTGGAAATGTGAGGGCTTTGTTGTAACTTTGAATACAATAAAGCCCTTACTTATGCCTAAAGCTAGCACACAACCTGGAGATATTTTTAATAATTTAAAAGCAATAGAGCGTTCACATAGAACCAATAATAATACTTATTGGAAATTTGAATGTTTAATCTGTGGTAATGAGCACATTGCACATTGTCAAGAAGTTAGACGTGGTAAAATTAAATCTTGTGGATGCAGTATAAATAAAAGAAATACTAATGGTCAATGGAAAGGTTTTTTAGAATTATCTGGAAGAACTATTAGCCATTATAAATCTAATGCAATAAAAAGAAATATTCCATTTGAAGTTACTGGTGAGGATTTATGGAACGCTTTTATTTCTCAAAATAAAAAATGTCCATATACAGGTATAGATCTAAGTTTAGATTGTAAAGATGTTAATAGCAGAACACCAATAAATTCTTCCTTAGATAGAATAGACAGCAAACTTGGATATATTAAAGGAAATATACAATGGGTATATAAACCAATAAATGTATTTAAAGGAACCTTTTCTCATGAAGAGTTTATAAATTTATGCAAATTAGTATATAATAATCATGTCTAAGAAAGAATTTATAGAAGGTGTTCACTATTATTTAGAAAATGGGAGAGTCGTATTTACTAAGTTATATTTACTAAATCGAGGTAAATGTTGCTTGAAAAAATGCAGACACTGCCCCTATGGAGAACCCATAGAAAAGTAAACAATGTCCAATTGTTTTTTGTTGAAAATAATGCCCTGGAAACTTGTCACTTCCAGGGCTTATTTTTTTGGAAAACTGGATAAAAAATCTTATATTTGAATAGTAAAAACAATTAAATTATGGCGAAAAAAGCAGCGAGCACTGAAAGCTCAAACAAATTTCAGGAAGCACTAGACAGGTTAAATAAAACCTATGGTGTAGGGACAATTTTAGAATTAGATTCTAAAAACAACAACAACTATGATGTAATTAGTACAGGGTCTATTGGCTTTGATTGGATTACATTAGGTGTGGGTGGATTTGTGAAAGGTAAGATGTATGAATTGATGGGTTGGGAAGGTACAGGTAAATCAACTATCTGTGGTCACGTAACAGCAGAGTGTCAGAAACAAGGTGGTAAGGTGTTATATATCGATGGTGAGCATGCTGTTGATAGAAAATATTTCCAAGCTTTGGGTGTAGACACAACTAAAATGTTAATTGCTCAGCCATCATGTGGTGAGGAAGGTTTCAACATTGCTATGGAAATGATCCAGACTGGTGAGATTGATCTTGTTATCATCGATTCAGATAGCTCATTGATACCAAAGAAAGTGTTAGATGGTGAGGTGGGTGACAGCTCTATTGGTAAGAAAGCTTTATTGAACAGCAATGCATATCCTAAATTGAAGGGTGCTCTATCACAACACAACGTGTGTGTTATTGTTATCTCTCAGTATCGTGAGAAGATTGGTGTGATGTTTGGTAATCCTACCACAACTCAAGGTGGTCATGCATTGAAGTTCTATAGCGATGTTCGTGTAGAGGTTAGCAGAAGTCTTGCAAAAGATGGTGATGTAACTTATGGTAATATCACTAAGCTAAAAGGTATCAAGAATAAAATGTCTCCTCCTTACAGATTATCTCAGTTCGAGATTGTTTATGGTACAGGTATAGATAAGTTCAAGGAGATTATGGAGCTTGGTAATGATTATGAAATCTTGCGTAAGTATGGTAAGACTATTACATATGCTGATACTAAGTATCAACTTGATGAGTTCGAAGAATTGTTAACTGACAATCCTGAGTTCTTACAGTCTATCACTAATGATATTGTAGCTAAGATTAAACAATCTGATGTACCAGTAGAAGAAGATGTGGAAGTTGAAGAGGATGTAGTTGAAGAACCTATAAAAATACAGTCTTCTGGAACAATGACAAATAACATGACAGGTTCAGTTACAGCTACATTAATTAATAATAGCACTGATACTACTCAACTTCGTGAAGATGCTATTATTACACCAACAACTAGTGAGCCAACAACTATTTATGAACAGCTAAGACAACAAGCTTTAGCAAATAACGATTTATTATAATGAAAGTAAAAATTAAAAAGTTGCATGAGGCTGGGGTAATCCCAGCTTATGCAAAACCTGGTGATGCAGGTATGGATTTAGTAGCAGTCAGTGTATCTTGGGATGATAGAAGTGGTATAGTTACATATGATACAGGATTATCTATTGAGATTCCTGAAGGATATGTAGGATTATTATTCCCTAGAAGTTCTGTATCTAAAACTCCATTACAGTTAACAAACTGTGTTGGTGTAATTGATTCAGGATATAGAGGATCGATGATGTTTAAATACAGATATTTGAATGAAGAAGATGATAGTTATTACAGAGTGGGTGATAGAGTGGGACAGATTATCATTATGCCTTATCCACAGGTTGAGTTTGAAGAAGTAGAAGAACTATCTACATCTGAAAGAGGTGAAGGTGGATTTGGATCAACAGGAGTATAATGTTTGCAGTGAGACTTTGTAAAGAAGTGGGCTGCAAGATGAGAGCTTGGTCTGGGGGTGTGTGTAAGAATCACATCCCCAAAAAAGCATTAGCATCTACACCAAAGCCTGCTAATAACAATGACAGGATCCTCAAGATGCAAGAGTTCTTCCTTAGTATATGGAAACAAAGGGCTCATAAGTCTGAGGTGAGTGGTACTTATCTAGGATCTGAACCAATGTCAACTTACTTTCATCACATATTGCCAAAAGAAAAATATCCTCAGGCTTGTTTTGATGAAGAAAATATCATACTTTTGACGCTCGATGAGCATACTAATGTTGAAAGTGATATGTATAAGTATCCAGAAGTAAACAAAAGACGTGAACAATTGAAATTAAAATACGAAATAGAATGAGTATAGAAGTATTAAAATTTAGTGCTAGCTGGTGTACACCATGTAAATTATTGTCTGCAACATTGAAAGATGCTAAAGATCTCAAAGAGATTGATATAGATCAGAACAGAGAACTAACAGCTCAATATAGTGTAAGAAGTGTTCCTACATTAGTCTTTCTACAGGATGGTAAAGAAGTGGAGAGAACTGTAGGAGCTATCCCATTAGCTAGATATGAAGAGATTATTAATCGATTAAATAATAAATAAATGAAAAACCAATTCTTTTACACAAGAACTGAAGGTGAGAAATCCTTCAAAGACAGCCTTAACATTAATAAGGTTGTACGTACAGTCACTCTAGAAGATGGACGTACACTAGTATTGTTAGATGACTTACATGAGAGATCTCAGGATGTTCCTGATGTTGATCTTAAGACTAACAAAATCAAAGGAACCAAGCGTCAGAGAGACACTTTCCAATCAGAGATTTATTTAGATGCTGCTGATGCAGCTAGGTTTGAACAATTAACAAGCTTGTAACATGTCAGATTTAGGATTCAAACAATTAAAAGGTATCAGAATATTACTGAGCCTTCCAAAGAGAGATGATAAAGGTATTGTCCTCACACCAGAGTTAGAAGAAGAGATGAACAGAGAGTATGCACAGAAGATGGATAATCTAGAAGTGTATGCTATTGGTGATGCAGTTACTGACATCAAGGTTGGTGATCAAGTTTATGTTCCTGTAGAGGAATTAAAACGTGGTACGTTTATTTCTATCAATGGAGAAAATAAACTTATGGTTCCATCCATGTCTGTTGCTTTAATCTGGTAAATATGGAATATCCATTCATTTCTTGTAAGTGCATCACTTATGGTAGGGTGAATACGTTGGAGGAGGCTTTACATAGCTTCCTTCAACAGGATTATCCTGGTAAGAAGGAGTTAATTATAGTTAATGATTATCCCTTACAGAAACTCGTATTTGATCATCCAGAGGTTAAGATCTTCAATCTAGATGAAACGTTTAGTACAATTGGAGAGAAAGAAAACTTTGCAACAGAGCAGTGCTCTGCAGATATTGTTGTTCAATGGGATGATGATGACATAGCTTTACCACATCACTTGAGAAACATTGCTAAGTTTTGGAATGATGATGCTTCAGTGTTACACTGGGCTAGAGGAGTTTATTATAATGAACCTGCAGTAACAGAGATTACATTCATTGGTAACTCTGGACTTGTATTTAATAAGAAGTTCTGGAAACAGATAGGAGGACATCCTTTTGAGAATGCTGGGTA